ACTCCCAACTGTAACTGCACTCGTTCCTACGTTACGAGAGAGCTTTCTTTTAAAATCATTTGCCATAGTATCATCCTAACGCAATCGCTAACGCAACTGGGACTGCCGCGCGAGCATCAAAGTCGGTGGCAGATATGGTTATGAATACACTTGCATTGCCACTCAGATTTAACAGAGATCCTGTTGAACTAGATGTTAATACCCTTGTCAGGGTTGTGCCTGAGTGCGTGTAAACACCAGTGCCTATCTCAAAAGCAGTTCCGTCTTCTATGACGTATCGAACTGTATCTCCGTTGCTAACACCACCTTCAGCAAAAGTACGGTATCCAGAAACGGCAGAGCCAAGGGTTATAGTACCCGTACCTGTAGTGCTTGTACTAACCTTGACTCTATCCGCAAATTTTACCACTTCGAGGCTCCAGTTATGCTATACGAATAATAGCGTTTGACGCATCCGCTGTTGGGAACTGAATTGTAAAGTCACCAGCCGTAGATGTTTTGTCAGAACCAAAATCTAATACAACCACTGTATCTGTTGTACCTGATCCACTACCCGTTGTGGTATTATAGATCAAAGCACCGCGAGCTGTCACAGTAGCCGTAGAGAAGGTTAGGTCAGCAAAATCAGTCAGGGCTGTTGTGCCTGATGTTGATGGATCTACTCTTGTCAGAGTTCCACCACCTGCAGAATAACCTGAACCAGTCACTTCGTTAGAGGTAGTGTAAGCAGTTGTAGCTGCATTGAAAGAGGCACTGTTAGTATACATTGCTAATTTAAATGTATCGCCCCCTGAGTTTTTAAAGTTATGCGCTCCCTCAAGAAGTTCTTGCTTGAAGGATGTACACATAAAGTTGCCAGAAAACGCCATATCATAATCTCCTTATAAGCTCGGCAAGTTTAGGATGCCCTGCATCTTTCAAGGCATTATACACGGTTGTGCGGTCACTGCGAATAGCTTCTCGCATATAAAATGCAACCACTTTTTCCATGTGCTTTTGGAAGGCTTGAGCCTGATCTCGAATAGCGGGATGTGTGCTGTCAGAAACACTTATCAGTTTCTCTACACATCTCTCTGCTACTTCATCAGGTGTAAACCCTCTATTCTCTGTAGTTTGTATGTTAACTATAGGTTCTTTTGGTATGTCTATGTTAAACTTAAACATTAGCTTCGTTAGGGCCGTAACCCTCCTCCCCATTTCTGTAACCATCTTGTTGAAGCAAACCACCCACCTTGGTAAATGCTTGCATGGCTAATTGATGTTGTTTTCGATACTCATTCATAAGGTCTGTATCGCCCTTCATATACGAGTATGCTTCTAATAATGCACCGTACAGCAAAGCTGTTTCGGCATTGTCACCCAACCATGTCGTGCCAGCAGACACAATAGACGGTGGGTCATAATAATAGTTTATTTGTACATTGTATGCCTGATCTGGGGTTGGCCCTAGAATGAAGAAGCCGGGTGTGAGTGTTGTACCACCAACGAACTGGGCATAGTATTTAGGTGTAGCAACAGGGCTTGCAGGAAAAGCTTCTTTTATAAACGTAACATTTTTGTTTAGAAGATACGCCCAAGTGCCATCAGCGTTCTGCAATGCAATCGAATACACAGCTATCATATCAGAAGGTCTAGCTAAATACTGAGAGTTAGCTAGTGTAGAACCAGTAGATGCCTTCCTGAGTTCAGGTATAAGAACAGCACGAAGTATTTTCTCCTCTGCCTGTCTCACAAACGTAGGAATATTGTTTACGAAAGACGTTTCCGTATTCTCTGTATAGTCCTGTATTGCCTGTGATAACTCTGTATAGTTCATCTGAACTTATCCGTTCTTACTAAATTTACCACCACGGGTTGCTGCACCCATGCCACGAGCCTGACCACTCGATGCTTTAAATATGTCAGGATGATCCTCAGAAAGTAGAGACACTCGTCCTCCGCGTTTCATGAAACCCATTTTGTTACGAACAGCGGTTGGAAGTTTACTCAACCCTTTGTTACCTTGAGGGATAGCTTTTAATGCCATATCTAATCTCCTATCTAATTTTTATGTTGCCACCATACTTTTTAGAAGCCACGTCTTTTTTCATTAAATCATCGATGTATTGTTTCAAAGACATAGCTCCGCCTTCATCATCTTTATCTTTAAGTTCAAAGTCTTTAAGCGCTTTTAAAAACTTGTCTGAACTCATACTCTGATTCTTTGGCATATCTAATCTCCTTTTAATAATGCTACCATGTTTAAATTTCCAAATCTACCGTTAAGGCGTATTTGCTTGGCCTCCCATATTGCTATGGTTTTGACAATAGTAATAAAGAGTTGGCGCACCAGAAGCTACTGTTATCTCTGTATACGCTCCTGAGTTGCCGGGAACTCCCGAAGTAGTTACTCCTGTTGTATATGCTGACCCACCTCCGTGCGTTCCGTTTGCGGTAGTAGAAAAGCGCAACGGATGAAATGCATTTGACGAGCCACTCTGATCAAATCGATAAGTGCTTCCCTCGTTTAGAGTAAGAGTTGGGTTTGACACCCCGTTTATGTAAAATTTATTGCCGTAATTGTTTTGCACGGTTACAGTGTAAACAGTAATTGCAGATGCTATGCTGACTGTTACGGCTCCTACAGCGGTTGTAGCTCCCGATCCTGAAGCTGTTATACTGTTAGTTCCTGTCGCTGTAACTGCGCCCACAGCAGTTGTTGCGCTGCTACCTGTGGCTTGAACTGGTGCATTTACGGCCACACTTCCTACGGCTGTAGTTGCCCCCACACCTGTTATTTGTAGAGTGCTAGCAACATTGCTTACGCCAACAACACCAACACCACCTGTTGCTGCAGGGGCAGATACGCCTGTGGCTGTAAGGATGGTTACGCTTCCAACAGCAGGGCTAGATGATGCGCCTGTAGCTGTAAATGTTTGGGGTATACTAGCAGTTGCTACACCGACAGCAGTTGTGCCTTGAAGTCCAGTCTGTGGATGAGTTACCTGACCAGTATCTACCGTAACTCTACCGACAGAAATAGTCATAAACTGGGCAGGGTTCCATACAGGATTAAACCCAAATAACTGTCTACTCTCTACTAAAGATGTGTCTGGTCTAGCGTTAGAAATACTTTGCGAGTCAAATATTCTTACCCTACCAAGAAAATTTTGTGGGTGATCATCGTCAGCCACGTCCCTACCCACACGTAGACCTGTCTTTACACCATTCTTATACTCATCAACAAGATCATTCAGAGGATACCTGAAGCCAGTTCTGTCACAGAAACCAAAAGCGTATTTGTTTCTGGCGCTTCTCATCAACCACCTATCAAGAACGTATTGTGTGGCACAAATCTAATTGACGCTGTTTCAGAATCTTCTCCTGCTGCAAGCTCAAATTGATATTCGTATTCTTGTTTTAGAGGAACAACTCTAGCAGACGCTTCAGGTTTTTTCATCGCCACATAATAAGCAAGCCCTGCAATTAGACAGGGTATAAATCGTGGAGGCACAGCGGCTGTTGTTCCTAGTCCAGAGGACAGCCCATCGATACCCTTTAAGCGATGATATGCAAGTTCGTAAGGGGTGGTAGAGTCTGGAACAGGCCACAAAGTTACTTTTGTCTCTGTAGCTAATCTCTCTATAAATACCTGACTTGGTCTACCTTGTGTATTCTTATTAGACTGATTTGCGTAAGAAGATACAGACAGTCTTTCCAGTGACGTGTCTACTTGATTTGTACCAGATCCTGTTCTTAACTGATGCTCAATAAGATCTATTGTATCTATAGGCATTGTATAAGTGGCTGTACCTGCAATGAGGGTCAACGTACCTGCATCAATGGTAAACAGATTAAGACCTCTGTTTTGCCACTCAAGTAACATAATGTTAAGGCTACGTCTTGCTGTTCGAAGATCATAACCTGTGTTTAGTTCTATACCTGCACGTTCGTAGGCTTCTTCAAATATGTCAGGTAAATCTGGTGTAACTACTGCCATTTGTTATTTCCTAAACTGTCTCGTCTTCTTCGCAATCTTTTTAGG